CCGGTCAGCCTATTTTTTATATCTCCCTCTATCAAGGGCGGCCGCGAATGATGCTCTATAATTCATCAGGAACGCTTATCATTGACCAAACCGAAACACCTGTATTCAACATGGTCAATGGTGGTTGGTATTTTCTCTCTGCGATCATAAATGTGACGGAAAAAACATCTCAGATAGTTCTGTGTAACCGTGCCGACGGTGTAGTTTGGACAGCCCCTTTGCGAACATTTACTGGTACATTGAATCCATCCTGTGTAGCGGATATCGTTATGGGAATGCACGCAAACCAGTATTACTACGCAGGTGGCTTGGATGAGTGGTTCTTTGAAACAGACAGCAATTTAACTATTGATGACTTGATTCACTACTTCCGTCAAGCAATGCTTGCAAATGGAGGAGACACTTCGGGTGACGTGGATGCGTTAACTGAGCCGGGGGTTGTCACCCTACGTAAGGGAATTGGTAATCTCTACCCCGAAAGCGGCCAACTGACGACTATTGCCACCGAATGCAGCCTTGCCGGGAGCGGTCGAGTATCTGCAACAAGTGAATACACCGCGGGTGTCACATCCATTTCACTGATAGAAACATCAACCTCAGATGATCTGCAGAACTGGTCGGCATGGCAGGCAGTTGGCACAAACGGCGAACTGACCTCGCCGAATCGTTCATATATCCGCTACAGGGTAACGCTCACCACCAGCGATACAACGGTTACACCAAAGCTACTCGATATAACGCTTCATGATATCCCCAAATCTCCGTATGAGAAACTGGGGTTTGCCCGCCCTGTTATTTTGGATGAGAACGGAGCGTGGGAAACGGTTCTGGAGAATGCTTATGACATCATTGTTACGGGCGAGATCAACGGAGCGGACACCCTGGAATTCAAGTTGCCTTACAGTGACCCGAAGCGCATAATGCTCGACAACGAGAAGCAGGTACAAATTGCTGAGGATGTTTATCGTATACGGACAATGACGGATGAAAAAGGCTCGGATGGCAACAGCATACTCACAACGGTCTATGCGGAAGCAGCATTCTATGACCTGACTTTTTCTGCAGAGAAACAACCAGTTGAATTTAACGCTGACCTGCCCGCTGTTCCGATGGCATTTGCACTTGCGGGTACAGGCTGGGAAGTCGGTACAGTAAATGTAACCACACTGAGAACATGGACCTGCCAAGAAAAAAATGCACTCTCCATACTACGAATGGTAAAGAACATCCATGGCGGCGATTTGGTATTCCACAGTCGGGACAGACGTGTGGATTTACTGACATTCAGCGGAACAGACAGTGGAGCGCTCTTTGCCTACCGTAAAAACCTGACCGGGATTAAGCGTGTAGTCGATACCCGATCCCTTGTCACGAGGCTCTATGCTATCGGTAAGGACGGCATGACGTTCGCTGCAATCAATGGTGGCAAGGACTACGTGGAGGACTTCAGCTATTCAAGCGAGGTTCGGGTAGCTACCCTTGACTGTTCTAATTTTACAAACCCCTATCAGATGCTTGAATTTACCAATATGCGGCTTGCCGAATATGCAAAGCCCCGCGTATCCTATGTCCTATCGGCGATGGATTTGTCCGTGCTGACGGGCTATGAGCATGAGCGATGGGATTTAGGTGACATTGTAACCGTTGATGACAGGGATTTGAATCTGACCATTAAAACACGAATTGTACGCCGCCAGTACAACCTTCAAGAGCCATGGAAAACCGTACTGGAACTCTCCACCAAACTTAGAGAACTGGGCGACTCTTCCTCCTCGACGATTGCTGACCAGTTCGACCAAAGCAACCTCATTGGGCAGGAAATTAAAGATATGGTTCCCTTTAATCATTTGCGAAATTCCCGAGCCGACGACGGCTTCGCCTATTGGCAAAATAGCGGTTTTGAAGTGGATACTGAAAACGGTGTGTCCGGTACAGCTTCCTTTAAGGCAGTTGGCGTGGCGAATATGACCAAAAGTATGGCACAAACAGTTTATCCGGCATCAAGACGCAACTACACCATATCGGCGCAAATAGGATCGAATAACCTAAGCAAGAGAACGAACGGACAGGTCGGTATCGAGGTGGTATTTGAATACGAGGACGGGACAACCGAAACACGATTTATTGATTTGTATTGAGAGGACGGTGAATTTGCATGGTATCTTTTCAACAAGTGGCGCGGGATGCATCACCCAGAGGTTATGGCAGGCTGCGCTCCATCACCATTCGACTCGTTATACAGAATTGCACGGGAGAAGTATTCTTCACTGATCTAATGCTTCAAGCAGGTGTCGTTGCCACGGGCTGGGTCGGCCATGTCTGTGAAATTCAATGGACTCTCGATGGGTAGGTGGTACTTATGGTCATTAACAACTTCATCCGATTTGCAGAGGTAATAAAACTCAAACAGGACAAACGAATCGTTAGCGTAACCATCCGACCACTCATAGCCGACTGTACTGGCGAGATTTACTATACCGACCTTCAACTTCAAGAAGGCGACAAACTGACAGGCTATACGCCCCACAACAGCGTTATGCTCCGAAGTAGCGGAAATACTCCTCGCTACCAAAATGCCGTGGTGCGTGGCAGTGCGACTCTTGTCCTTTTTAACACCGGAGAAACCTCAGCGGGTCTTGATTTATATATCTATCCGAAACAGCCAATGTCGGCGGGAAGCATTGAAATTTCACAGGGCATGGGTTCGCATAAGTGCAAATTTACATCGGCGGTGAATGCGGGTGATGAATTTGCCTTAAAAGCTGTGGCAAGGGAATGTCTGCGAAATGGCAGTCCCACATCCAAGGATGGATTTTATCAATATACCGCAGCTTATGACAGTAAGCATCAGATTAAGCTGGAAAGTGGAAAATCGGCGAGGGTCTACCTTGAATATGTAGAAATGATGGAAGGAGATCCGCGCTTATGAGCAGGGATTATCTTAGGGGAAAGAAATGCATGGTATGGTCATTCATGGGCAACACCCGAATGCTCCAAGCCTTGAATAATTACGGAGACCGTTTTGAAGCCGTCGGCATTTTCACCTTTGAGGTGGACATATCAGGAACGATAACCGAAACAGGTACACCGATATCCAGCATGATGCCATACATCAACAAATGGCCCAAAGTGCGTTGGTTTCTTACCGTGATGAATCACGGAACAGCTTCTATATTCACTGCTCTGCGGAATAACGAAAATGGTGCAAAGACTAAGTTTCTATCTGAATTAGTGCGGATCATGCAGAAATACCCGTGGTGCGCTGGTGTGGATATCGACTTGGAGCGCGGCGGCGGATACGAGAACAAGGACGCAGCGAATATTCTCTTTCGTGATATATACCAAACCGTCAAAGCGTACAATCCCGCCAAACTGGTCAATATCTGTTTGCCCGGTATGACTGGCGTCCAAGGCTCGGTCGGCGGTGAGAACTGGTGTGTCTATGCCGATCTCGATGCGTACTGCGACACGGCAGCGATTATGTCCTACGGTATGTCTTGGGCTGGTAGTGCACCGGGTCCTGTCTCTCCAAGGGACTGGCTTGTCGGTGTGTATGATTATGCTGCCAGAGTAATGAACCCACAAAAAATTTATATGGGTTTGCCGGGTTACGGTTGGGAGTGGCAGATATATGCAAACCCTGCCGACCTCGGCAAGACATATCGTGGAGTGTCACTTACCTACTATGCCGCTAAAATATGGGCGGAGGGCGGGTATAACTTCACGGGTAATGCTCCTCCACAGCCGATGATACCGTGGCTTGCCTACTGGGACGATTACGATCAGGTACCGTATATGCTCCCTCAGGTATACGATTATGCTGAGGGTGGCGATGCAACCAGCCGAGAAGCCCCTATCATCGGGGAAACCTACAACCGTCGACGATACTTAACTTGCTACGGAAAAACACAAAAGGCGGAGTTTGGCACAATCTATATTGACCGGGACGGTGTGCCGGATAGTTATACAGAGGGTGTGGTTATTGGCAACGGAATGATTACGCTCTCATCAGAAACGGGTACAGCCACCTACGAATTTACCGTTCCGCAATCGGGAGTTTATGATGTTGTCGTCCGTATCTGCTTTCCGTATTGGGATAAGAACGGTATCAACATTTCACTTGACGGTTCCTCAGTCGGATTTTACGAAAGCCGCCTATGGTGGCCATATTGGAGAAGCACCTTCTGGGTGGCTCTTGCCAAAGGGCGCAGCTTGTCGGCAGGAGAACACACCATAACCGTTGACGGCGGTGTGGTTGGCGTACAGTTATATGGCTTTCGTCTTTGCTCATCGTTTTCAGAACGGCCCTCAGCGGGTTCAGCTACATTTGAACTCTCACCGCGCAGTTTCAAGGACGTTAACGGAAATATGGCTGTTCCGGACAAAGGCTTCAAGCTGACCACCGAGATTCTTCGAAGAAAACCCGACTCGGCTCTGGTGTGGTATGAGGACTTCCGGGACCCCATCACACTGCAAAGCACTTACTGGACTACGCTTTCAGGCAATTGGGCAGTCTGGCGAAGCGATGAATATGCAACCGGCAGGGTTTACTCACAGCTGGAAGGTAGTGGCCAGCTTGCCTGGAGATATGACAGTTTCTCTGATGTTCATCTTCGAGCTCGGCTTGCTTTCCCTCATAACGGAAGCGGGCGCGCTGGGGTATTTATCGGCAACATCTTCTGTTGTATCAACATTGACACGCAGCAAGTGGAACTCTATCAAGGATCTGTTTTGCTCGGCAGTTATGGATCAGCTTACTCTAAAACACCCGTCTCCGATATCCGAACAAACCCCAATATGTATCTCATCGAAATGAGGAAACGCGGCAACCGCGTGAGGGTTTATTCCGGAAACAGCAACACCCTCCGCTTCACAGCCACGGTATCACCGACAAGCGGTTATTGTGGTATTCGGTCGGACAATGAAATCAAGTGTGAACTTCTGCGTTTAGGCGATGCCTGGACTTACGAGCCGTATGAAGCTTTTGATGTGACGATGCCAAACGGTACTACCGAAACTTACGGCAGGGTCGCCCGGAGTAACGTGACATGGGACAGTGAATTCGAGGTATTCACGCTGTCTTCAGACGTGGAGGAATCCTCTACCCGAAGTGAGGATATCTCGATGGATTACGACTTTGTGCATTCAGCGATGCTATACATTCCCTGCAACGCTGACTATACTGCAAAATTCACACCACGTGATATCAATGTCTGGTGCTCGAGGATATTCCTCGGCGATGGAGATGGTTTTGGTATCGTCTACTACCAAGACGTAGATTCGATCGTATACTGGGCAAATGAAGCTGCATACCGATGGGGTTTGCGTGGGTTTGCCTTATGGTCACTCGGTCAGGAAGACTTGCGGCTTTGGGAGGCACTCCCAAAACAGAGTTAAAAATGACCATTCATATCGGCATTAGCGCCTGCTTATTTTAGCAGGTGTTTTTTATGCAATAAAACAGGAGGAAAACAAAAATGAAAGAGATTTGGAATTGGATTCAGGTTGTGTTTACAGCCATTGGAGGAACCCTTGGCTGGTACTTAGGCGGATTGGACGGTTTCCTTTACGCACTCATTGCCTTTGTGGTTGTCGACTACATCACTGGTGTGCTTCGTGCAATTGTGGAGAAGAAACTTTCCAGCCGAATCGGAGCACAGGGTATCGCCAAGAAGGTAGTGCTATTTCTTGTGGTCGGTATTGGTCATCTCATTGACACTTACCTGCTCGGCGGCACGGGAGCACCACTTCGTACAGCGATTATCTTCTTCTACATTGCTAATGAGGGTATTTCTCTTGTTGAGAATGCCACGGCTATTGGGCTACCTGTGCCTGAAAAGTTAAAAGGTGTGCTGGCACAGCTTCATGGAAAGGACGGCGAAACGAAATGAACCTCCATAAACTCATTTTGACCAACAATGCTTGCTACAAAGCAGGCCGAACTATCACTCCTAAGGGTATCATGGTGCATTCTACCGGGGCAAATAATCCGTGGCTGAAACGCTATGTCGGCCCTGACGACGGATTGCTTGGTAAGAACCAGTACAATAACCACTGGAACCAAGATAAGCCCGGAGGACGGCAGGTCTGTGTTCATGCCTTCATCGGAAAGCTGGCGAACGGAACAGTCGCCACATATCAGACCTTGCCGTGGAATCATCGAGGCTGGCATGGCGGCTCCGGTTCAAAAGGCTCAGTCAACGATACTCATATCAGTTTTGAAATTTGTGAAGATGGCTTGACTGATGCTGCTTACTTCAATGCTGTATATAAAGAAGCAGCTGAATTATGCGCCTATCTCTGCAAAGAGTACAAGCTCGATCCAATGGCAGATGGCGTGATCATTGGGCATTACGAAGGGCATAAGCGTGGTATCGCTAGTAACCATGCCGACCCCGGGCACTGGTTTCCTAAACACGGGAAGTCAATGGATACTTTCCGTGCCGAAGTTAAAAAGTTGCTATCGGTAACAGAAGTTACTACCACCACCGATCCAAAGAAACTGTACCGAGTTCAAGTCGGTGCATACTCTGTCAAAGCAAATGCTGACGCCATGCTCAAGAAGGTTAAGGCGGCAGGATTTAAGGATGCTTTCATTAAATATTCGTGATAACTATTTTCAAGCCCGCGGAGCGTAAAAACTCTGCGGGCTTTTTTTATTTATAGGTGTATAAAACGCTCCACTTTTCTCCGTATAGCGAGGAGGTGGTTTCTCGTGTTCAATGAACAGAAACTTGAGTTAATGCGTTGCCCTATTGGCGAAGGGCTGAAAATCGATGGTGAAGTGAACGCTACTCCGCATGAGCAAATGCAGCGCGAAGTTGATTATGTGAGAGCACAGCAAATACTCACTTCTATGCTTGAGAAAGGCTTAATTACCTTGTCGGAATTCAACAAGATAACCGAATTAAATCGCAAAACTTTCTCGCCGCTATTAGCCGAGATTATGCCTTGAAATCGTTGATATAACTTCGTTTCAGAGGTAATATGTCACACTGACTAAGGAGGTGAGAATTTGAAAAAGGTAACGAAAATTGCTCAAAACACGGCCGATTTAACCGAACAGACTAAGTTGCGGGTTGCGGCCTACTGCCGTGTATCTACCGACAGCGATGAACAACTCGAAAGTCTGGATGCTCAAATAAAGCATTATGAATCCTACATCAATGCAAATCCTGAGTGGGAGTTCGCCGGGCTCTATTATGATGAGGGCATCTCCGGAACAAAAAAGGAAAAGCGGCCTGAATTACTTCGAATGATTGAAGACTGTGAAGACAGAAAAATAGACCTC